CTCGTCGAAAATGTCCTCGCCTACGCCCGGCTGGAGCGCGGCAGCGCCCGCGGTCGCGTCGAACGAATTCCACTGGCCGCGCTCATCGAAACCGTGAAACCGCGGCTCGAACAACGCGCCGGGCAGGCGGGCATGACCCTGGTGGTCGATGCCGATGCGACCGCCCTCGGCACGGCCGTCCAGGTCGATGCTTCCGTCGTCGAACAAATCCTCTTCAACCTCGTTGATAACGCCTGCAAATACGCCGCGCCGGCCGCCACCGAGAAGATCATCAAGTCGCTGTATGAGGTCGGCGGCGTCGCGTCGGCGCTGCAGAACCTCGAGTACATCCGCAGCTGCCTGTCCCGCGAAGAGGAATACGAGCAGGACGGCAGCCCGGTGCCCGGGAAGCTGCGCGACACGATGGCGTCCCTGGGGGAGGTCCTGAAGGAGTTGGTCGCGGAAGAGACCGACGAACTACTTGCCATGTCGGCGGCAGCCGACGAGGAGCCGTAACATGGACGTCAAGAAACTGCTCGGCGACCTCACCGACCTGATGGAAGAGGCCGAGGCCGAGACCGCGCGCGGCGGACGACTCCACAAGGCCGGAGCGGACGCTCACGGCACGACCAAGTCCGACCACCACGAGAAGATGGCCGAGGTCTGCGCGAAGATGAGCGACCTCCACGCCTCGATGGCGGACCACTACAAGTCCGGCGCGAAGGGCGCGCACGCCAAGGCCGCGAAGGCCGAGGACACCGGCGACGACGGCGACACCGACGTCGAAGAGACCACGAAAGAAGACGCCAAGAAGGCGAGCGGCTATGGCGCGCTCGACGCGGTCCGCAACCGGCCGAGCCGCAAGCGCGAAGGCGTCAGCCGCGCCGAGCTCGGCGAGATGTTCAACGAGTTCGCCGAAAACCTGATGGGCTCGATCGTGAAGGTGCTCGCGCCGCCGCCCGATCGGGAGCCGACGGGCGACGAGCTCGCCGCCGCGAAGCTGCTCCGGGCCCAGGGCTACGATGTGCGCCTGCCGGATCAGACGGGCTCGCGCGGGGCCGCGCTCGACGTGAGCAAGGCCGCCGACAAGGGCAAGGTCGACACCGACGTCGCCAACGCCGACGCCCACAGCGCCGACGCGAAGATCGCGATCCTGAAGGCCAGGATCGGGGCGCTCGAGGCGAATGCGATCAGCAATCCCACCGCGGCGGCCGAAGCGGCCGGGCTGCGGGTGGAGCTCGAGACCCTGGCGAAGGCCTCGATCCGCGAGGCGCTCGGCCAACCGCACGTCGCCATCTCCGGCCAACTCGCCGGCCTGCGCGGCGTCGCGCTCGCGAACCAGTAACCAGCGCGCCTGCGCGCGAGACCTTTGACAAGGAGCACCAATGCTCGGCGGCTTGACGGCTGACACCATCGACCTGATGCGGCGCCAGTTGTACGGGGCTGGCAACAGTCCCCTGCTCCGCAAAACCGGCACGACGACGGGCATGACCACGGGCCTCGGCGTCGTCTGGTACGACCTCGAAGCCGCGCTGAAGCGGCTCTTCCCCGCGCACGCCCCCATCCGCAACGAGCTGCCCCGGATCGGTCTGACCGGCCCGGGCGCCGGTCTCGCAGCGAACTGGCGCGCGCTGATCAACATCAACAACGCGAACGTCTTCGGCGGCGTCGCGGAAGGCAAGCGCGGCGGGCAGATCCAGTACCAGGAGAAGGATCTGGCGGCCACGTACAAAGGCCTCGGCCTCGAATCGTTCGTCAACTTCGAGGCGGAATACGCGGCCCAGGGCTTCGACGACATCCTGGACACCGCGACCACGACCCTCCTGCTCGCGACGATGGTCGCCGAGGAGCAGATGGTGCTGTGGGGCAACACCTCGCTGAGCCTTGGGACGACCGCGACGCCGTCGCTGTCGGTCGCGGGCTCGGGCGCCTGGGCGTCCGGCACGGCGTTCGTCTTCTGCGTCGCGCTGACGGCCTACGGGCAGCTGCTCGCCGGCGGCCTCGTGGCGCCGACGACCGCGGCCATCACCGGCACCGTGATCGACCAGGTGTCGCGCACCAACGCCGACGGCTCGAGCGACACGATCAACGGCGGGCACTCGATCATCTCGGCGCAGGCCTCGATCGCGATCAACGCGCAGCTCTTGACCGCGACGGTCCCGGGCATCGCCGGCGCGGCGGCCTACGCCTGGTACACGGGCACCACGACCGGCGCAGCGAACTGCAAGCTCTCCGCGATCACCGCGATCCCGAAGGCGCTCTTCACGAACGCCGGCAACGCGGGCAACCAGGCGGCGAACTTCACGGGCTCGGGCTCTGATCGCTCGGCGAACGCGCTGGCGTTCGACGGCCTCATCACGCAGCTGATCGCGGCGAGCGGCTGGGGCGCGGGCGGCATCTACACCCAGCTCTCGCAACTGACGCCGGCGTCGGGCGGCGCCTACACCGCCTCGCTCGCGGGGGCGGCGCTGACCGGCGGATCCGGGGCCATCACCGAGATCGACAACATGCTGCAGTGGATGTGGAACGCCTATCGCCTCTACCCCGACGAGCTCTGGGTCTCCGGCTTCCAGGCCGCGAAGATCACGAACCTCGCCCTCGGGTCCTCGGCGCCGAGCTACCGCATCAACGTGCAGATGGCCGCGAACGGACCGGGGTCGCTGGGCGAGGCCGTGGCCGGCAGCCTGGTCACGTCCTATATCAACAAGTTCGCGCTCGGCGGCGCGACGAAGCTCCCGATCCGGGTGCATCCGTACATGCCAGACTCGTGGATCTTCGCGAACGTGAAGTCCATCACGGACAAGTACCCGATCGCGAACGTCACCGTGCCGAACCGCATCAAGGCGCGGCGGGAGTACTACAGCGTCGCCTGGCCGGTCACGACCCGGCAGCGCCAGTACGGCGTCTATGTCGACGAGGTCCTCGAGTGCTATGCACCGTTCTCGATGGGCCTGCTCTACGACGTCGGTTAAGTCAGGCGGCTGAAGTCATACCAGCGCAGTACGGCAGTACGGGCCGGCCGCCAACGGTCGGCCCGCTTCCTTTCCGAGGAGGCGTGATGAAGAAGAGCAACCCAGCCGCTGCGCAGCAGAGCCACAAGTTGCCCGCTGGCGGCAAGATCAACGATCCGGGCTCGAAGAGCTCGGGCGGTCCCGGCACGATCAACACCGGCAACCCGTCCGTGCCGGCCCTGGATCCGAGCGGCTTTGCTGGCGGCAGCCACAGCGAGCTGTCGCGGAACCAGTCCAACGAGCCGATGATGAAGCCGGTCGACGCGACGACCCCCGTCCCGCCGGGATACGCGCAGGTCCAACCGAGCGGCCAGCAGCCGGACGAAAGCGCGTACTAAGCCGTGGCGGCTGTCGACCTGACCACGTTTGCGCAGGTGCAGGCGCTGGTGAAGGTCGACAGCGCCGACACGGCGCTCGTCACCAGCCTCGTCACGTCGATCAGCCGCTACATCGCGCAGTTCTGCGGCCGCAATAATCTCAACACCGTGCAGACTGTGACCGACGTCTTCGACGGCTCGGGCTCCGACAAGCAGTTCGTCAGCGAATGGCCGATCAAGACCATCACGAGCCTGAGCATCTGGGGCGTCGCGGTGCCGCTCAGCCCCGACGGCATCCAGCCCGGTTACACCTTCGACGTCAACGCGCTCATTCTATTGCCGAACACGACGATCGGCGTGCCCGTGGCGCGCTCGGCGATCGGCCGCTTCCCACGCGGCCGCCGCAACATCGCGGTCGTCTACACCGCCGGTTATGACGCCGTCAGCCAACCCCCGGGCAACGCGGCCTACAACGGCGCGCCCGACGATCTCGGCTACGCGGCGACGTATCTCGTGGCGCAGGAGTACAAGAAGCGGGACTGGATCGACCAGGCGTCGAAGACGCTGGCCCAGAGCGGCGAGGTGATCACGTTTCGCAGCTGGGACTGGCCGCCGTTCATCGAGGCCATCATCCAAGAGTACAAGCAGCCATGGCCAATCTAAGCGTTTCCCTGCGCGTCGCCGATCGGCTGAGCGATCGCATCGACGCCATGCAGCCAGCGAGGCTGCGGCCTGCCCTCCGGCCGACGATCGAGCGCGAGACGATCGCGCTGCAGGCGCACGTCGTCGAGCACAAGCTGTCCGGCCAGGTGCTCCACGTGCGCAGCGGCACGCTGCGGCGGTCCATCACCTATGCGATGCACGAGGACGACGAGGCGATCGTCGGCATCGTGGGCACAAACCTCGAGTACGCCGCGATTCACGAGTATGGCGGCACGATCCACGTGCCCGAGATCCGGCCGCGCAATGCGAAAGCGCTGCACTTCTATGTCGGCGGGAAGGAAGTCTTCGCCAAGAAGGCGAAGGCGCACGATGTCCACATGCCGGAGCGTTCCTTCCTGCGGAGCGCGCTGCGTGATCGGCGCGAGGCCTTCGTGGCGGCCGTGCGGGCCGCGCTCGCTAAGATCCTCGGTGCCAGCCCGTGATCGAAGGCGCCCGCCAGCTCGTCGCGCAGGTCCTCACGGTCTCGGCCGTGAATGCCCAGATCGTCTCGCTCAACACCCGGTTCGCGAGCTCGGCGGGCTGGCTCGGCGCCGTGCCGCAACTGCCGACGGACTCCAATCCGGCACGCAACGGCGTGCAGGACATGTGGGCCAAGACCTACCGCGAGCTCACGCGCCCCGGCGCCGGCTACATGGTCGCCGTGTTGCGCGCCGGCAAGAGCGAGCTGAAGGCCAGCGGCAAGAACCGCATGACGCTGCCGCTGTGGATCGAGTGTCACGGGAAGGCCGATGACCAAGAGACCACCTTCCAGCAGGCGAGCATCATCGACCAGGCAATCCTATACGTGCTCGAGACGCTGGAAGGTGTGGCGCTCGCGAATGTGTCACCCCCCGTTGCGTGCGTGCTCATCAGTGCGGCCGACGTCGAGGCCATCAACATCGACGCGGCCGCGAGCGGCAAGCTGCTCGGGATTCGCCGGAAGTACGACATCACCATCGACGACGCGCGGAGCTGAGAGTCTGACCAGCTCGCGAAAGGAGCGGTAGCTATATCCCATACGTTGTCCCTATTCCCATTCGCGGCGATCTCGTCGCCGTGAAGAAGGAAACGACCTACGGCACCGACATTGTGCCTGGCGCGACGACCGACGCCGTGCGGATCTGCAAACGCGGCTGGAACTCGATCCAGCCGGGCTTCGCGTTCCCGAATCTGCGCGACGACGCGGCGAACAACAGCTTCATCCCGATTCAGGCTGCCGGCGCACGCGGCCAGAAGGCTAGGCTCTCGCTCGAGTGGGAGCTCAAGGGGCTCGGCACGACGTACACAACCACGGCGTTCACCGATGCGCAGCCGCTGTTCGAATGTTGTGGCTGGGCGGCGGTGTTTAGCGCGAACACCTGGACGCTCGCTCCCGTGCTGCCGTCCGCGTCGCGCCCCAGCGCGAGTGTTTACGTCTGGACCGGCGGCAAGCAGTACAAGGTGACCGGGGTCCGCGGCAATTTCGAGGCGACGATCCGCGCGGGACAGATCGCCAAGGTCCGCTACGACCTCGAGGGGCTGCTGC